TCTCTGAGGCTAGAAAGATTACCTAACTCAAGTGGTTCAGAATTTTGATTCCAGTTAGCTACATACTTAGTTACTTTTCTAGTAACAAACTCTTCGCCCCTTCTAGGACTTTCATGATTAAATAGTATCCCATTACAAGCAAACATACCGTATGCTTCGCGATAATTCTTTACTGCCCAGTATGCATAATACTTTGATACGCCATACGGTGAGCGAGGATACATAGGAGTTTTTTCATTTTGAATTGGTTCTTGTACCTTGCCAAACAATTCACTAGAAGATGCCTGATAAAACTTAGGTGTGTTTGCACCCTTAATATTGCGACAAGCTTCCAACAGTCTCATAGAACCAAGACCGTTTATATCTCCTGTAGATACAGGTGTGTCAAAAGATACTTTGACATGGCTTTGAGCAGCCAAATTATAAACCTCATCAGGTTTAGTTTCATTAATCAGCTTGCTTAGATTAGAACTGTCTGTCATATCCCCTAAGTGTAAAGAAACTCTAGGGTTGTTAACTATGTGATCTATGTTTTTTGTATTTGGTGTAGAGCTACGCCGAAGTAAACCGTGTACATAATAGTTTTTAGATAGCAGTAACTCAGCTAGGTATGAACCATCTTGGCCGGTGATGCCTGTAATAAAAGCGTGTTTGGTCATCTATGTTCTCCTTAAAAGTGTTAGTCTCCCTCCCGCACTACTAACTCAGTTGCCGCATTTCACCCAGAGAAGCAACCCCTTATTATGATCTACTCTAGAAAGGAACTTCTTGAGCAGCCTCACCACCACCAACTACGAAGCCATCTTTAACAGGTTCAAATTCTGAACCACCGCCACCGTAGGGAACTAAGTCAACTACCTGAACAGCAAGAAGAAAAGAGGCTTTACCGTTTTTATTGTTGTAGTTCCAATCGTAAGTAGAAAATTTAACATTGACCAGACTACCATTTCCGATAAGCCTATCATCCCAGTCGTTATTATCAGAATCCTTAACAATAGGAGCAGGGCGTTGTGAACCATCAAGCTTGGTTACCTTACGCTTAATTTTTACAAAGTCACCTTTCTCATCGCCTTTATTCTGAACAGTAAGGCCAAGACTTTCGACCAGATTTTTACCGTCTTCATCAAGACAAACATCAACTTGCCACGCAGGTTCGTAAGTTGTGTTTGGTTTAATAACACTTGCCCAGTAAGCTTTACCAGAAATAATGTAAGTATCCATAGTATATTTTCCTTTACAATTTACTAAGTCTGACTACTTAGTTTGATGGTTGAGATTATAAAATACTGTTATGACCCTACAGTGTCAAGATATTTTTTAGTTTTTTCACGGCAGTTTTATAACAATATAATTCATCTTGTTTAGCTACGTATGCTGGTCTTTTAAGTTTACCGTCCGCTCTGCCAAACCTATCTTCAACAATAAGTTCAGTCGCAAGCATGAAGCCTTTTAATTGAAACGTATCTTCTCCTTTCTTTATTACTAAAGCAAATAAATCTATACCAGAAATGTGTTTTGAGTTAGAGATTAACATGCCCTTCTCATGGGTTGTGGTTTTAACATCAACACAAACACCGTCTATATTTAGATCACCATCGTCAGTCCCTTTATTTTTTGACCGATTGCCAAGTGTCATAAAGTCTTTCGGATATAAGTTACATAGCTTTGCAAAAGCTAGTTCAGCCTCCGCGCCTAGAACATCTATCATGTGAGTATCCGCAACAGCGGAATCAAATATACCCTCAACCCTATTTTGTTTATGACGGGACTTACCAATAAACGCACTGGTTTTTAATTCAGCAAGGGTTAAAGTTACTAATGCGTCTGTGACCAGTTGTGGCCGACTTTGTATTCGCTGTCCAGTGGACATTTGATACCTAACCTTTCTTGGGTTTTCCTCATAGCCAATTTGGTTAACTCTCCAAACTCTTCAGCCTGATCTTTATTAATTTCATGTTGGTATTCATCATGTATTGATGCAACAAGACGCACTTTAATTTGTGTGTACGATAATAAATTATGTATGTCAACTAACCATTGCTTGCATATTACTGCACCCGCACCTTGTACTAAAAGATTTACTGCCGAGTGTTTGTTCCTCACCATGAGTTTCCTACCATCCAAACCGATAAGATATCCTCTGTTAGAGGCAGCATCTACTTTCGCTCTAAGCGTTGCCAAGGCTGGTACGTTAGACAAGAAGGTATTTATTAGTCTCTGACCATCTTGTGCTGTACCCCCTACCACAGAGCCAATTTTAGCTGCCCCTGCACCATAGATGAACGCATAGATAAATGTCTTAGCTTGATCGCGTGTCTCTAACCCTGCCGCATGTTGGTTAGCAGTGTGTATGTCACCATCAACAACATCACTAGTGAACTTACTGTCGTTTAAATAATGTGCCAGCGCACGTAGCTCCAAAGAAGAAGCATCACAGCCAACAAGTACAAGGCTAGGTGAATCCCCAGCAGTCCAGCATTCTCTGCATTCCTTACCATACGGTGAGTAACTAGCTGGAACCTGCGCCATATTCGGAGAATGATGCGCCATTCTTCCAGAGATTGCACGTAACGTAAGAACCTGACCATGTACTTTTCCATCCTCTTTAACAGCATCTATCCACGATTGTATCTGTGCTATCCTTTTTCTAAGCATGAGAAACTCAGCTATCTTTTTTGCTTCAGGTAAATCTACATCCTTCAGCACACCCTCATCAACAATCGGATGACCTTTCTCTGTAAACTTCTTAGGCTTCCAACCTTTAGATAAAAGTCTTTTAACTATCTGTTGCCTGGAAGACAGGTTAAATTCTTGATAGTCGATAGCAGAGTGAACACCAACCACAACCGCTATGTCTTCTATGTGCCTCAGTCCAACCGTAGATAAGCTACCATCCTTTTTAATTTTAGGTATAACTTCCCTGACAAGTACAGGTATAGGCGGGAACATATCTGTAACATCTTTTTCAATTTGATCTGATTGATCTTTTAATTTAGCAACAAGACAAGTAGCCTTTTGCATATCCAAGGTGAAGCCGTTCCTCTCTTGTTGAGAAACTAACTTCCTAACTTCGTATTCTAAATCTATACACTGTCTCCGAATAGACGTCACGTCTGTCTGAAGCGCAATGTAAACTCTCTCGGTAAGTTCTACATCTCGAATACAATAGTCCACCATCTCTTGAGTGAGACAAGAGAAGTCATGGAAGTCTATCTTATCGAAGCCTAACCTTTGCCCCCAAGATTCCAGGGAATGACCGCCATCTCTTACAGGAGATGTAAGCTGGGATAAGATTAGAGTATCCTCAATACGATCTATATCAATATCAACTGAAGTAAGGTTGTTAAGAACATAGGCGTCAAAAGATATGCCGTTGTGCATGATGAATTTAGACACACGCTTTGCGAACAAAGGAAATGTTTCATAACACTGTTGCTCTTTCCAGACATGTATCTTACCTGACTCACGTTCCTTGGCTACGATACAAAATATTTCTGTTGCATCTAAGCCATCAGTCTCAATGTCTAAGACAACTTCCATCTCTAAAGTTCCTTGTCTGAACTATCTCCTTCTGGATCATCGCCTAGATTGTGTACCTCTGTCAACCTTCCCGTATCTTTGTTGAAGAATAAGTGGGAAGCTACACCAGTATCTCCCGCATACCTGTTCTTCAATACTCTGATGGTTGTTGTGTTGGCTATGTTAGGATCATCAGACTGTTGGTCACGCTCCATAGCCACCACTGCATCACTAAGCTGCGCTATGCTCTGGCTACCTCTAAGGTGTGACAAGCTAACCTCTCTACCATTCTCATGGCCGTTGTCGCCTTGTGCGCGGCGTAGGTGGGAGACAAGAAGCATGGCTACGTTTGTCTCTTCGACAATCGATCTTAGCTTGGTCATCAGATTATCAATGTTCCTACGCTCATCATCACCTTCCAGACCAGACACCAGGATTGATAAGTGATCCAAGAATATCCACTTACAGTCTAACGCTTTCACCATGTAACGCACACGCGAAAGTATCTCATCAGTCTTCATGCTTCCAAAGTGATCGAAGGCAAAGAACCTCCGAGTGCCTACTGTTAATTCTTGCCATTTACGCAAGTCATTCATGCTGAACTGATCACGCACCTCACGAATGTATAGCCTAGCATTAGCCTCGACTGACATGAGGTGGAAGATGGTGGACCTGACATTCTCTTCCAAAGATATCACGCCAATGTTTTCTTCTGTGTTGTTCAGTACATGATGCATAAGTTCACGCATGACACTGGACTTACCAGTACCTGTACCAGCCGTGAATGTTACTAGCTCACCTGTACGAATACCATACAACTTCTCGTTCAAACCCTCGAACGGATACAGACAAGTCTTGTACTCACCTTCATCGTACAGACCATCACCCATGTCAGCCAGATTAAGGATACCGGCAGGGGTGTAGACCTTGGCGTTCCACCATGCTTGGGAAAACTGTTCACGCTTGCCACCCTGTAGGTATTCAGACGCATCCTTACCATCAGTCATGTTAACAATGCGGCAAGTGTTTGGCTCGAACAGCGTGGCTACTTGTTGTGATGCTTTCTTTCCCTTGTCATCCGCATCAAAACACAAGACAATATTATCAAACTTTGAAAGGTATTCTAAGTTAGCCTTACAATCTTTGAATGCAGAATGAACACCATTCTTGATAGACAACACAGGCCATTTGCTTCCAAGCATTTCGAATGCAGACAAGGCATCCAACTCGCCTTCGCAAATTGTAACGTATTTACCACCGGAACTGAAAAGGTTCTGACCAAACAGAGCAGCCTTACCTAATGCTCCTACCGGCTCTGTTGGAAAGTCTTTTGTCTCTACGATACGAACCTTGTCAGCAATGTGGTTACCTTTAACATCATAGTAAGGATAACGATGTTTTGTTATATTACCTTCTTGATCCTTAACCACTCTAACATTGTATTTTTTACAAGTGTTAGAAGATATCTTTCTATCAGGGATTGAAGTTATTGTTCCTTCAGTAGATTTTAATGGAGTAACATTGGTGGTGATAGGTTTAGACATGATAGGGTAATCTCCTTCGCCTTCAAATCTTGTTTGACAACTAAAGCAATACTCATGCCCATCGGAGTACAACGCTCTTGCATCTGATGAACCGCAACTATCGCACGACCTATGTGCTTCAACCAAAACGTTCTCTTCGTTGTCCATACTTTCCTCTTAGTTAGTGGTGAATGACTAAATAACATATCTAAAAAACTTAATCAATAATTTATTTTTATATATTAAAATCAATCATTTAAAAAATTGTTCACTTATGAGAGGGATACAACACAAAGCTTAACAGTCTTCTTGTTCATCCATGATGTTAGCCACAAAAGAAAAGTCACCAGCTTTTATTTCATCTGTCTCCTCTGTTGCTAATCGTTTAGCTTCTTTTCTAGAATAACCTTCATCAAGATATAAATCTAATAGTTCTCTATAAATTGTTTTTCTATCTTTTTCCCACAGATGTTTCATTTTCCCTGTCCACGATACGCTTTCCAATCCCTTTTTTTATTCTTGTTTTTAGGACTAGTGTTAGTTGAACGACCTATGCTTGTTTTCATATGTCTCTTCATTTCATATTTAGTTTTTAATTCTTTAGTTTTTTTTGTCGCCATCAGTTAACTACCTTTTCATTATTATTATTTGTCAATGCTTCCCAGCTTTCAGGAAACAACTTGCTAATTATTTTATCCCATTCTGTAGCCAACTCTTTAATTTCTTGTTGTGCTGTGTCTTCACTTCGTAGATTATATGCTCTAGCAAATGCAGCCAGTGAACCTGTAACATAATAACTTGTATACATTGCTTGTGGTAAAACCATTCTCGCTTGTTCAGGACAGATATTTAATGCTAACAATGCCTCGTAAGTTTTCATGCATGTATAGTATATTTCTTTTGGAGTGCTTGTAGTTTGATCTATGGCGCGAGAAACCCCATCAACAAACCAAATCTTTCTATCTAACCGTTCATCTAAAACACCTTCTTTATCAGAACCTTGCTTGATATTGTCTGCCCTAAACCTCCATATCTCAGGAGAATAAAATTCAGGATCACTATCCACATATCTTCTACTCACTTCGTTGTAAGTAAAACCGACCGTGTGTTTAAATCTTTGCCTCGCAACAAATATAGGTACAGTTTCTCTTAAAGTTATAGAACAATGAGTGAATGGAGTGAAGTGGTTGTGTCTAGCCAAGTATTTAATTAGCTTTATATCTTTCTCATAAAGTTCTTTATCAGTTGGTGGAGAGTTTATATCCTTCTTCCACTCAGACTGTTTGTCAAAAGAAACCCTTGCCGCATCAACAACTGTAAGATCATCTCCCAATTTATTTATAAGTTCAACTTTCATTTAGTTTTCTAACTGATACTTGTTCTAGTTTATTTTCTAAAC